CAGTCGCGTTCTCAAGCGCTGTAGTAGTGTCCATGAATAAATCCATAGAGAATGTAGTAAAATCATTTACACTAGTCTCAACACCTACGTTATCAAGAGATGAATTAAATTTAAGATTTAACTTTAAAGAATATGCATTACCATTTAGGCCTGTTACTTCATTAGGCTTAAATTTAATTTGTTCGTGGATTTTAGATCCAGGTCCATAAGCATCTGTAATATCATCTAATATTAAGATACCATATAAGTTTGTAGATCTATTAGCAGGTACAGAAGAGCTATATAAATCATAGTATACTAAAACGGCATTAAATCTGAACTGTTGTCCAGTCTTGGCATAATCTAATAACGATTTAACGTCTGGATTATTTTGAATCTGCTCATAAGAAGCAGTGTCCCAATCTATTTGTACAGAATTTGTAGCATTAGTTTGTACATCGTAATATGCACCCGAATTAAGAGTCCACTGATCTACAATTGGTAATAAATCAATATTAGGATCTGGGTGAGTTTGTCCCTCTCTACCTTCTATATTTACAGCGTTTACATCACTAGGATATAATTTAGTTGCTGTTGTATTATAGTCAGTAGGCTTAAATAAGACTTGGGGTGTATAACCTACCGATGTCGGCACGTTAATGTAAACTTCATGATATGTATTTCCCTGGTATGCAACGTCATTCTCTGCGTCGATGCTACCTAAATACTTTACTACTCTATCATAATTTGATCCACCTAAAATTGCGTTATCATTCTCCGCGTAGGCTCCAGTCGAAGACTCATTAGAATCAGACGGCCTAAAATCAATTGCACCTAATGCTGATAACCACTTAAAAAAGATCTTTTCAGCATCTGATGCTAAAATAATCGGGTCATAATCATCATCATTTAAAAGAAGCTCTTCTAAATTCAATGCATAATTTTGGAATGTTTGTGCAAAATCCACATTTGGCATGCCAGCATTGTATGGTTGCCCAGAAGCTTGTTTTAAATTTAATTCAAAATTAATTGAATTTTCATTATTAACAGATTGTGTAAAATCAGGTAAGTCTAGTAAAGCGTATTTACTAAACTCAAAATTAATATCAGCACTGTTAAACGCCCTGGTAATATCTCTTGCTGATGAAGCAAAAGCATACATTGTGCCACCTTGCGGCTGTGGTATTCTAACTAACGGAGTTGCCATCTACGGTTTGGTTTTGTTTAATTTACGATATTGTTGCGTTGTGTGAACCAACAACATACCATTTAGAGTTAAAACATCTAAGTGTTACAGTTGAATTAGCTTCGTTCAGTGCTATTGTAGCAGCTCCAATTTCAGCGCCATTATTCCCTTGTACCATAACAGTAGCGGATGCTACGTTAATAAACGTAACTTCTTGTCCATCAACTCCAACCGGTACACCAAAGTTCCCAGCAATAAAGTAAGTACTCTTATTTAAACTAGAAGGTGTTGAGTTATTGGTAAATGCTGTTGCAGATCCAGCAACTCCTGATTTGATGATTGAACCACCAAATGTCGCAGCGCTAGTAAATGTTGCAGCCGTACCAATTTGAGCACCTGATGAATTTACAACAAATAATGTTGTTCCGTCAACTACACTTAATTGTTGTGCTGTAGCAGATGTTAAACCGCTTAAGACTCCAGTCACAGGGTTTAATAATGCTGTTACAGACGCTAATTCGTCATTTAACAATTCAAAGTTACTATTGATAACTGGTCTTGTCGATGAAACCGAGTCTGTACCTAAAATTTCAGTAATGTTTGCCATTTTATATTTATTTTACTTTTAACATGTTGCGTTTTACAACGTTCTTATTTCCATACGTGTCTTCCGCTTCCAGTTGAATCGAGTAATCTCCCGGTTCTTGAAAAATGTAGGTAAGCCACATATTATTATAGTATATATCATTAATTTCTGGGTTAGTTATATTGGTGATAGTCCATATTGGCTTTCTAGCACCGGGAAACTTAGAAATGTCAGTTGATATAGTCAAATGCGTAGATCTTTCCACTACAGCATAGTCTTTAAATACCTTTACATTATCCCATGTTGGATTATAGTGTACAACGTGTACTTCACCACTTACCGCAGAAATATTTGATTCAGTATCTATTGTTACTGTTTCAAAATCGTAATTTTTAGAATATTCTTGTCCAGTACATAAGATGTAATAGAATTGATCTAATGAGTCTATATCATTATCACTATCTAAATCTTTAAATACAGGATTGTAATTAAACTTTGAAATCACAGGGTCTATTGACGCCTCTAATTCATTCGCGATCGCGTTCCAACCTTCTACATCATTTACACTAGTTGGTGTTGGAGACATGATTGTATGTGAGCCTATTCTTTCTACGCCAGTTGTTGGATTCTTATGTGTAATTGCTAATATATCACCTTGTTCGATCCAATCTATTTTAAAAGATGCTGTTAAATCTGGACCAACTCTCAAGTTATCCCACCAGTTGTGTTCAGTGTCTTTCCATCTAAATCTACATTCATCCCATTGATAAGGACCTGTAGTTTCAGAATAGCCTGTATCTGAGAATAAATCTTTGTGTCTTCTTACCATTGAAAATCTTATACCCTGGTCTATTGTATCATTATGTAAATAGTTCGCCCTGTCTAAGGTTTGGTATAAAGTTGCAATAGTATCTTCTACATTTTGGGTATTGTCTTGTGGCATATCCCAATAGCCACCTGATAGGTCCCAGTCTAATGTTTTAGAATTCCATGGAATCGCATTGCCTTCCACATCAGTTTCTAACCATTTATAGACTCCGTATAATTCTAACTCTTTTGACTTGACTTCAAAAAGATCTGATTTTTTATAGAATGACATGTGACCAAATAAATCATAAGTCCTCATCTCTACCGTGTATTTTCCAACGTATGGTAAAGTCATTGGTAATCTTTTATAGTCATCCGCCACAATATTGTCAGCATCTAGATAATCAACAGGACCTCTGTACTCTTGATGGAATCCATTTGGTCCATCAACAATCCATTCAATTTCATATACCCATCTTTTATACCAATTGTTCCAAGTTACTTTTAAGTTTTGATTAGCATCAACTGCATCATCCCATACAAAAGTAGCCTCATCCCAAATATCATCCCAAGACTCTGTAGAATCTAGAATAACAGGACAGCCTATCGGTATATTAGTTTGTGAAAAGTTTTGGTTATATGATTCCATAGATCTATCATGGTAAGAATCATAAAAACTTTCAAAAATATCTTTTTCTTCAGATCTTTGAGTATTTGTTAAACTAGCCTCGTTACCGATACCTAAGTTTAAGAAAGTATCATAGCTATTAGTTGCATCATTTTGATCCAATGTAGATTTTAAAACCACTGAAGTATCTTCAATAAAAAGATCTCTATCTCTTGGCCATACATCAAATTTAACCCTATGTCCCTCTGAGAAGAATCCAATTGGATTTTGAATCTTCCACATGTTCATATTCTTCTGAGTGAAATAGTCGCCTTCTCCTGTAATGTCTACAATTTTAGCTTCGAGGGGTAAAAAATCTCTTTGTAATCTATTCTTTAAACCATATAATTTGATTAGGACTTCTTCTGGTGTGAAATCAAAGACTTCATCAACATTAGCAAAATCCCATTGATCGAAAGTTCCATTCGGTTCATTTAGTCTATAAACTAATGAGAACCTACTAGTTTTCTTTTGTGTTTTAGAAGGTACTTTAAATCGTAGTTTCTTTCTAGTCATCTCACCTCTTACAGATGAGTTAGGTACTGGAACTGCGTGTAGTTTACCAAAAGTCTTAGATGAGTTATCTACATTAATCCAATATTCTTTAAGCGTAATTTTATCATATCCAAAGAAATCAATCGCATTTAAGATTGCTTTATATGTACCAACAAAAGGTTTAATATTATTAAGTTCTAATAGTAGTTCCTTTCTCTTTTGGTTTAGGAGTTGATAATCAGGGTGCATTTCAGAAATATCATGTGACTTAAATATCATAAAGTCTTCAGCTTCTAAAGATGCTCCTAAGTTAGCAAGCAATACTTTAAATCTATCATCTTCTGTTTCTACTTCACCGTAAAATTTAATTCTAGCAACTACAGTATCTCCTGCAGTAACTAATAAAGTCCTCTTATGAATACCTGGATTCTCAGATGCAAGTGCAATGTTTACTTGTAAAGCAACATTATCATGTTCAGTTATAGTTTTAAAGAAATCAGCATCTTGAGATTCAATATTACTATTAGGTGCTAATTCTAATTCTTGAGTTTTAAGCTCTTTAACAAATGCCGAACCCTTATCCATTCGCATACCATACATAATAACATCTTCAGATTCATCAGGTCTTGTTAGTTCCCATGAAAAATTAAACGTATTAATAATATCATCTGGCGATAGAGGTTTATTAATAACTAAATCGTTATTTTGAATACACTCCTCTAAAATAAAAAGATTAACTGTTTCATATAACGATGCTGATACTTCAGGTAAATATACAGTTCCTGTCCAGACATTATCTTCGTCTTGAACTAATTGTAGTTCTGAAATAGTACCATTAAAAAATCTTAAATTATTCCACATGTTATCTAGTTCTTTCTTCGTCTTTTTCTACGGTAAAATTACCAAAATTCTTTAAGTATCTAACCTGGTCTAAAAGCGCAAGCATGTAATCATTAACAAATAAAAGAAATTCTCTCATTGTTTGATTCCTCATAATATGTGGTGATATTTGATTCTTTAATAAACCATTCTTCTTATAGTCATACTTGACATTAAGATTATCATCCTTTCTATGCTTAGCTATTTTATATAGCTTTTTACGCTTGTATACTAATAGATCTTTAAATAACATTATTTTAAGGCTTTTCTATTTCCGGCTTGTACTCTAGTGTAAATAGTTCTAGGTACAGCTACTTTATCAAAATTAACTGAAAGCGCAGCTTCTGCGTTCATTAGAGCTTCGTCAATAATTTCATCGCCATCTCTATCTTGCCATCCGCCTCTAAAGACTGCAACTTCTTCTTTTTCCATAATAATATCACCCCACTCATCTAAACCAGCTACAGTATATGGAATAGCAGTAGTCGCGTCGACATTTACAGTCTTAACTTCTTCTATTTGCTTGAAGAAAATATATTTTTGTTTACCGTTACCTATATCTTCTAGAACCACAGGTTCTTGTGGTACTACTGTAACAGTCTTAGACTCATAATAACCTAATCTTCTAGCAGTTTCTTCTGTCTCAGATATAAATCTAACATTTACCGCATCAATACCATCGATCGATTCAAGGATATACACAATATCCGATTTAGGTAATTTATCTCTTCTTGTAATATTAAGCATATAATCACTTACTGCCTTTCTAACATTAACAAATATTTCTTGTTTCGTATAGCCTTCAAAATATCTAATATTAATATCCATGCTATATTTTCTAATTTGAGGTTTTACAAATACTACTTCAGTTGTCACCATTTGTTGACCGCTATCCTGAATAACTTGGGACATTTTGTCATATTCATTCTGGTCAAAAAACATTTCATTCATTGGAATTGAGAAATAGTCTTGATCTGCTAATAACTTTCTTCTAGCATCTGGAATTGCAAATATGTATATTACATTATCATCATCTAAATATTGGTCATCAGTAGTATTGTAAGCATCCACATACGAGAACATCCCGTATCTTGATAGGAAATACTCATAATTATCTGGAGTCGCTAAAACGTATGATTTTGACGCCAGTGGTGCCATTAACTTTGTAAAATTAGTTGACTCTTTATCGGCACCCATTTTAGGAGCTGATGTTACAGCTAGTTCTAAATACTCATTTAAATCAAACTCATCTCCATTAGAGTCAGATCCTTCTGCATCCCATTTAAATGTAATGTCTTGTGCATCATCTAAATTACCTTGAAATCCAGAATGTTTAATATATTCAATTTCTATTGAAGATCCAGCTGGAGGTAATGCTCCAAAATTACCAGTTCCAAAATAAACATCTAATCCACCAGAAATTCCGGTCTTAAGAATATATGCTTTTTCGTTATTCAATAGATCATACATAGAATCATGCTTCGTCCATTTTTCACCGTTTATAGAAACACTTACTTTAGAATGATCAGTTAACGAACTTGTTTGTATATTATATGATTGCATTGATTCTCCAGTTCCAGTGAATGTCTGCTTTTCAAATTTACCTTGAACTATCGCACACTTTACGTTATACTTATTAGCCTTTTCTAATCTAAATTTTTCTTGTGAAGATAATAAAGTATAAGTTAATCCATTTAATTCACATTGTAATTCTGATCTAGCATCAATATTTAATCCCGTACCTGCAATCTTACCAAGCTCTGCTCCAACTTTCCATCTAAACTCTATCTCACCGGTCGCTGCAAAGCCTCTAGTCGCATCATGTCCTGTTAACCTTGATATACCATATATAGATTCTGGTTGTTGAGCAGTGTATATGTTTTGCTCTACTAAAGAATCTTCTATATAGAACATTATTAGTTCACCCAGCTCAGCCATAACAGAAATAATCTGAGCAAATGGCGATGCTTCAGTAAATAAAGTATTCGCACGCTTATATACCCTTGAGATATATGTTCGAGCATCGGTCTTAATTTGATTAGCCGATATTTTTAGTGTGCTTAAAAATTTTAATTCTGCCATTAGTTATTTATCTTAAATTTACTTTGATTATATACTCGTTGTTAACAGTAATGTCAATGAACGCAACATCTCTAACTTCACCTCGCATAAACTTAACGCTTACGCTAGTTCTATACTTGCTAGCAAGAGGTACGTGGTTAGCTAATTGCCCTTGTATTTCATTTTTAATTTGAAATTCATTTTGACCTAAACTATATACAATATCTTCTAAGTTACAACCAAATGATGGAGTACCTAAAACATCCCTCTTTCTTGTAAAAAGAACGGTTTCAATCTGTGCTAATAATTGTTCAACTTCACTTACGTTTTGAACAATGCCAGTTTGATAATTAGGGTCTCCTATGTATTTTATATAAAAATCCATTTATATATGTATTCTACTTTTTATGAGTGAAACATCCAGTCCACTCCTTCGTCTCCCTTTATCTCCTCAATAATTGACTCTAATTCGGTGTCTCCCATGTCTTTTATTGCGTCGTAGTCGAATTCCACATTACCAGGTAATGCAAACTTAAAAATACCAAGCTTAGCGCCTAGTGATTGCTTAATCTTAGCAGAACAATATCTAAAAAAGATTTCGTCGTCAAATAGTGCACAATCCGGAATCGTTTCGTACACATCAAGTATTAGATCTCCCTTCGGAGTATCTCCCATTATCTTTAACTCTCCAGTCAGTCTAGAGTATTGAAAAGAAATTGGGTTTTCTAAAATCTGTCTAGCCATATCTGCTAAAGACTGATTTAATACGTAATATTCTAATTCAGCTGCAGATTCTGCTGCTCCAGAGCCATCGTACATGCCTCTAAATAACATCTTCTCGATAGCGAAATCTCCACCACCCTGGAATCTTACATCTAATCCACCACCTGTTGAGTTCCAACCAGATGCTATATCGTGTACTCCAAATACTGAAAATACAGCTCCTTGTCCATCTGCGTTTGCTCCAGGTAAATTTAATGTTCTATTCCTTTTAAAATAGTCACTACTAAATACAGCGTTTGGTATATGGTAATAATTTTCTAAAACAGAATCCTCATAGTTTTTATAGAACCATTTCTTAGCTCTTTTAACTATATTAATGATTTCTCTCTGTGGTAAATTCACTGGAACCATACAAGCTCCTGTCATTTCATCACCTAGTTCTTGTAAAAAGGCATTTAAGCAATTATCACCAAAGGATCTCCCGGTGTTTAAATTACTATCATTACCACTTCTAATTTCACTCATTTTATGATTTTATTTTTTTACTTACCACAACTTCGGTTTCATCTGAGAATCTAGCATTAGGTCCAACGCCACCTTCTCTAAAGATACCACCTTCCATTCTGCCTTTAAAGATACCATCTCTTCCGAAAACAAAACAGTTTTTAACTTCTACACTACCATGTACATAAGAAGATTCTACCTTTGAATCCATAATTGAACACCCTTTATATATTTGACATCTTAGGATTTGTGCCCCCATTACAGTCCCTCCATATATTGCTGAGTTTTCAATGTTACCTGATAATTCACAGTCTATAAATTCAAAACCATCTAATAAATATGCAGTTTTAAACTTACCATCTTTAACTTGAACTGTAGAATAATCCGAATCGTAGTTAATAATTCCCTCTTCCATTGTACCGTTTGATAGTAAATCTAATACTTTATGTTTAAATCTATCCCATTGTACGTTAATTACCGTAGGATCTGATTGTAAATCTACTAATATATCTATCTTAGGCCAATGCTTATTTACGGCGGTATAATCTTTTAACATCGCCATTAGAGGTTCATTCTTTCTTAAAATACGTTGTAACTCTATTTTATTAGCATCTGAAAACCTAGGGTCTCTACAAGATCTAAATATTGCTAAGATAAATCTATCCGCTAAAGTTAAAATATCTTCTTGTCTCTTCTCATAATCTTTACCACCAATATATCTAAATTCTAAATAATTACTTTGAGCCTTTTCAAAGTTAATACCATAATATTTAGTATTGGCAAATGTAAAGTTATCCTTATTAATTAAATCTGAATTGTAATAAAAGGCTTCGTGTTTAGGCATAATCCATTTAATAGACTTCGCGTAAGTAGAATCCTCTCTATTAGGGAAATATTTATACACCCTAGCCTCATCAAATTCAAGTATGAATTTCAACACGTCCATGTGCTGAATCATATCCTTATTTTCTAAGTAATCTGGGTTAAAAGACATATTAAGGTGGATCGATGCTCGATCAGATGTGTACCCGTTTTCACGAATCCACCCTAACATTTTAATAATAACTAATCTGGCACTCCTATAAGGCATTGGGCCAGTTACAAGTTCAATTAGTCCTGCGCCACCAGACATATCTGGTTCCATCTTAAACACATCTGCAGATGGTACAAAATCAGAATGGGCTTTTTCTTCTAGCTGTATCTTTCTTTTTAATAATTTAGATACAGACTCTTGCGTCTCTTCAAGTTCTAGGTTAGAATAGAACTCAAATTCGATGCCCATTTGACTGGCATTCAGTATTTCTTGCCTTGTTGAATTTCTTTTTAACTTTTGCATTAATTAAGAGTATGATATTACTTTTCAATATATATCAAACTCTGTGGCAATAGTTATTGGGGTAGTTTAAGAAACACCTTCATTGAGTCCTCATCGATCCTAGTAATTTGTACTTCGATCTCATCTCCAACTCTATAGCTATCTAACATATCGCCAGGTAATTCACTTACATGTAGTAATCCAGTTACGCCATCCTCAATGTTAACAAAAACACCATATTCTTTTTTGGTCTTAATTTTAGCCTTAACAACTGAAGGTATTTGATACCTAGTTGATATATTAATCCATGGATTAACTGTTGTAGTTTCCTTTTGAGTTAATGTAATTTTATTATTAGTAATAATATCTTTTACAAAGAATTCAATTGGTTCTCCTGGTTTAATATCTCTAGACTTAAATCTTGCAGCTGTTGCTTCATCAAGTTCATTTGTATGAATCATACCAGTTAGGCATTTATTAAATTCAACAAAGACACCGTATTTTGCAGTTCCTGTTACTAAACCTTTTTTAGGTTCGTCAAGAGTTTCTTTTAGCTCGCTAATTGAACTTGGTATTAGTGCTTGTAAATATTTTCTATGTGATACTACTAACGTACCTCTATCAGGTGAGAAACTTACTGGTACAACATATAATTCTTCTCCAACAATAGAACTAAAGTCTGATAACTTATTAATTCCTGCTAGTGAACCTGGCATGAAGCAATCAACTCCCTGTACCTTTACAATATAACCACCATTCTCGATCATATTATTAACTGTACCGATCCATGCAGTATTACCTTCATCAATCGCAGCTCTAAGGTCCATAAATGTTTTATGTTTTACACCACCTGTAATAGTTCCTGTTAAAGTACCTTTAGTTTCTGTAATTAAAACTGCAGTTTCTGCTCCAGGTAAAAGTTGCCTAACCTCTTCAGATTCTTTATTAGCTTTAACATATACTAATTCTCTATAATTAATATCGATTGTAATCCATTCTTGATCCACTCCATAAATAACACCATCATGAATTTCACCTGCAAATAATTGAGGTTTAATATCTTGACTATGTCCTTTCATTAGATCGTATAAATCTTGAGCATACGGCTCACGAGAATATACATGATCTCCATCTTGGGTTTTAATATGTGGGTTGGGTTTTCGGGTTGCTGTTATACAAGTTGCTTCGTAAGCGTCCCATTTGAATTCTCCGGATTCGTCATAAAATTCTGAAAAATCATTACCATCTTCTTTAACTTCTTTGGTAACTTCTTGTTTTGGAGTTTGAACTGTCTCTTGTACTAGTTCTACGGTTGTTGCCTCTGGGGCTGAAGAATTAATTCTTCGTCTTTTTTTGTCTGACATTTATTTTTTATTTAAAAGGTATTAACATATTATATATCTACTTAAGTGCACGTTTTATCCATGCGTACTTTTTCCTATTTTTAAGGTATTCATAATCATATTCATTACTATAAGCTTCTCTTTCAAATGAGATATTATAGTATGCATCTTTGCCGTAAAAGAATAGCTTAATAAACCACTCAATAATATACAAAATATAAAATGGTACAACTAATAATTCTTCTTGTTGCTTAATGTGGATCGATTCATGATTAACAATTCTCTTACCATAATCAGCATTCGGTATATTATATCGTTCTCTTAAAACAACAAACGGCCAAAGAGTAATACCACCGACTTTCATAAACCAGCTGATACTATTTAAAAATTTATCACTATACTTAATAATAGGTGTTTTCATATAAGTTATTTATCTAGCTCAAAAGAGTTGGCTTTTCTTACAAAATAAGTACCAAATAATTTTTTTATGTCAATTATTTTTCGTATATTAGTACTGTAATTAAAACTAAATAATATATGAATAAATTTAATGTAAACGAAGTAAGGTGTAACGGGGTCGGTGGCTCAGGTTACCAGGCTGTTCTTAAGCATAAAGATGCAATCCAAGAAATTTGTCAAGATGTTAGAGATCTTATAGGTATTGAAAAACTATGGGAACTAGCAACGGCAGAACCTAATGTTGATTATCATCAAGGAACAAGGTTTAATTCTGTAGAAGATAATACTTATAGGCTTATCACTGGAATTGCAAGTCATGTTGCTGAGTATATCCCGACAAGTGAGTTAATTGAGATGCACGTAGGAGCCATTCTACCGATGTTAACTATGGAAGAAAAGGTAATACTTGTTGCTGATGCTTGTAGGGACTGTGCGTCCGCAGACCATTGGTACACCTTCGAAAAAGACTGGGGTTAAAATACCACCGGTACAAAACCAACCATCGGCACTGGTCCGACTGGTGTTGGAATACCACCAAGATACAAGAGTTTAAATTCAAGTAGATGCAGGGCATAAGCTCCTGCAACTGCTGTGGATGTTGCAAATGCTGGCGGTTGAGTCATAGGTACTTTATTAAAGACTTTACCGGTATTCCATGCCTTTCTTAAATTGTTAGCAAGTCTATTTGCACTTCCGTAATAGATCGGAATATAAAGACCACCTAGAGGTGCATTAAGCATTGCTGGTAGAGCTGCTGGCATTGGACCGAATGGTTTAACAATACAAGCATACCAATAAGCTATCGTTACTTTTGCCATCATTTCATAAGGATCTCCACTAAAAGATTTACCACCAGGCGTAGTGCCACTTGGTTCAAATGGGTGATCGACTGCTGTCGCATCTTCTTCACATGCTGCCGCTGCCTCTTTAGCACATTTAGCTTTATGATATTCA